ATGGGGACAGGAACGACTAACCTGCCCCCTGATACGAACACTACCTCTCTAGCTAGCTTTGGGTTTTACCATTTGTTCATACCAATATCTTTTGTGTCTACATTTAGCGTTCATCTATGTAGATAACAAAACTGTCTGCTTGGTCGCCATTAATAGAGTGACTCCAATTACCTAGACCTCTCCATCTTCTTACAACTCTTTGGTTAGTGCGACTGTTAAGATACTTTCTAACATTCTGAAAGAACTCTTCGCCTTCATCTGTATTAGGTACACCTTCAAAGACATAACGCCCGTGAAGAAGTCGTTCTTGTGGATCTCTATTCATCATCAAGCCCTACTACTGGTGTAAGTTTCATTTGATTCTTATTGTACTGTAACTCTACAGTATACATCTGTCCATTGAAACGAATCCAATCAAGAGTCTTGAGATTGATATTACGATACTGTTTCTTGATAGTATCAAAGACAATCATAAACTCTTCTTTCTTTGTCGTTCTCTCTCC